CTAACAGTAACGGCACAGGCAAACGTCTTGCAAAGATGTATATCAATGAGCTAATGGCTGGACGTTATGAACCAATGCCGCCTGCAACAGCATTTCCAAATGATAGCGATGATCGTTATGAAGGTATGCTAGTTGTACGTAGTGAACTTACAAGTATGTGTTCACATCATCACCAGATAGTTAAAGGTGTAGCGTACATTGGTATCATTGCATCAGACAAACTAATTGGTTTAAGTAAGTATACACGTATTGCACAATGGTGTGCTATGCGAGGTACACTACAAGAAGAACTTGCAAACGACATTGTACGTGAGATTCAGAAGGCAACTGGTGCAGAACACTTAGGTGTTTATGTACAAGCAACACACGGTTGTGTCGAAAACAGAGGTGTAAAAGCACACAGTAGCCTTACACAAACAACTGTATTGAAAGGCGCATTTAAAGATGACGCAGGTACAAAAAAAGAGTTTATGGACAATATTAAACTGCAACAAGAATTTGCTTGTGGGAAATAGAGTATGAAACTTAGATATTCAGAAGCATTTTATAGTGTACAAGGCGAAGGCAAGTTTGTAGGAGTACCTAGTGTATTCCTACGCACATTCGGTTGTAACTTTCGTTGTATGAATTTTGGTGTTGATACTAAAAAGAATCGTGTAGAGTTACACGCAGAAGGACAGAGATACAATGCAGAAGTTAAAGATTTAATTGATGCAAAAGTACACGAAACAACTGAAAAATTTGAAGACTTGCCTATTATACACACAGGCTGTGATACATACGCAAGTATCTATCCAGAGTTTAAACATTTTAATAAACAAGCAGAAGTTGATGAAGTAGTTGAACATTTGCTATCACTCACACCTAATGGTAAGTGGATACAAGATAATGGACAAGATGTTCATTTGATACTAACGGGAGGCGAACCATTGTTGGCGTGGCAACGATTGTACGTAGAATTATTTGAACATCCACGTATGAGAGACTTAAAAAATGTTACATTTGAAACAAACACTACACAACCTTTACACAACGAGCTCTACGATTATCTCAACAATAGCGACAGACTTACGATCACTTGGAGTTGTTCCCCAAAACTTAGTGTTAGCGGAGAACCTTGGGAGACTGCTATTAAGCCTGACATTGCTCGTGAGTATACTAGGGTTTCTGATAGTGAACTTTATCTCAAGTTTGTTGTCGCTACTCAAGATGACTTTGAAGAAGTTGAAAGAGCTGTGGACGCTTACAGAAGTGCCGGGGTACAGTGTCCGGTATATCTTATGCCGTTGGGCGGACGCAGTGAAGAATACGCCCTCAACGTTAAAGACGTTGCTGAAGCGTGTATGGAAAAAGGATGGCGATTCACGCCAAGACTCCACATTTCCTTATTCGGAAATGCCTGGGGTACTTGATCCGCATATGAATTATAAAAACGAACAACACGAACGAGCTATGAAAGCACCTATTAATGATGGTGGTAATTTAGAGAAACGTGTAAGGGAGGCAGGACTATGAAACAATTTATAAAAAAACTAACAGGACTTGATAAACTTGAGAAAGAAAAAGAAGCCCTACAAAAAGAACGAAAAAGAGTTAGTAAACTAACTCCGGAAGAAGAACGTCGAGAAGCACTTGACAAAGAGAAAGCACAAGCAACTAAAGACAACAAACCTTGGGTTGCTGTATTAGACACTCAAGTAAATGCAGATAATATTAAAAATGGGTTTTTTGAACTTGATTGGAATAACGAGTTTATTGAACAATTACTTGATGCAGGATATAAAGGCGAATCCAACGAAGAAATTGTTGATCAGTGGTTTAAAACTATTGTTACACAAATGCTTCAAGAAGACGGACAAGATGCCGATCGAGGTATGGGATATGTTAATGTTGTACCCATCGATAAAGGAAAGAGTGAAGTATCTTAATACTTGACAACAGCCAGATCTGGTGTTATAATAGTATTATAATTAACACAAAGGCAAAACTATGATAGAATTATTAGGCATTACACTACTTGTTGCATTCATACAGAATGGCGACTTGTTCACATTATGTATATCGGGGTGTTCATAATATGACAACTTATGTATTAGTAGATACACTTAATACTTTCTTTCGTGCAAGGCACGTAGTACGTGGCGACATTGACACTAAGGTTGGTATGGCATTACATATTACACTTAATAGTGTTAAGAAGGCTTGGCAAGACTTTGATGCAGACCACGTTGTATTTTGTTTAGAAGGACGTAGTTGGCGTAAGGACTTTTACGAACCATACAAACGTAATCGTAAAGAAACACGCAATGCAATGACTCCTGTACAAGCAGAAGAAGATAAAGTATTCTTTGAAATATTTGACGAGTTTAAAAACTTTATTGATACAAAAACTAATTGTACTGTTATACAAAATTCTGTGTTAGAAGCAGACGATCTTATTGCAGGTTGGGTACAATCACATCCTAATGATAATCACGTTATTATTAGTACTGACGGTGACTTTGCACAACTTATTGCTCCTAACTGTAAACAGTACAATGGTGTTAGTAACACTACAATTACACACGAAGGCTACTTTACAGACAAAGGCGATGCTGTTATTGACAAGAAAACAAAAGAGGCTAAGCCTGCACCGCATCCTGACTTTATGTTGTTTGAAAAGTGTATGCGTGGTGACACTAGTGATAATGTATTCAGTGCATATCCCGGTGTACGTAAGAAAGGCACTAAGAACAAAGTTGGCCTTATTGAAGCATATGAAGATAAAGGTACAAAAGGTTACAACTGGAACAATATGATGTTACAGCGTTGGACTGATCACGAAGGCGACGAGCATCGTGTACTAGATGATTATACACGTAATGTTACACTATGTGATTTGACTGCACAACCTGATGACATTAGAGAAATAATTAATAATACTATTGCAGAAGTAGAACCTAAAGAAATATCACAAGTTGGTATGAGACTTATGAAGTTCTGTGCTAAATGGGATATGCAACGTATTGCAGATCAGGCGGCTACTTTTGCAGAACCATTACAAGCGAGGTATCCTAAATGAGTATAAAAACAAAAACTATCCTTAAAGATAAATTTTGGATTTTAGAAGATGACGGTGTACGAATTGGTACAATATCATTAGCAGACGAAAATCGTTTTATGTTTAGTGGAGTTGAAGGTACAACATATTTTGATAGTAAAAAAGCGTTAAAAAATACGTTTGGTGATAACGTATTAATTAACGATATTACTTTACAAAATGAAAGGGCTGTTAAGGCTGATAAAGATGTACACGGATTTCCAACAAGCACAGTTCCTTACAATACAATGTTAGATGTAAAACGTAAGTTACCATTATTTACAAAAAGTTCTAAAAGTAAAAGTTTATATTGTGCAGGTTATTACATTATTCACTTTGATAAAGGATGGGTTAAAAGTTTCTGTCCTAAACTAATTACTGTAGAACGTTATGATACAGAAGGTCCATTTAAAAATGATTTAGAAATGCGTACAGCATTGAGTAAAGCAAATGCAAAATGAACCTTTAAACACCTCTAGCATACAGCAATTTATTATGCAAGTTAAAAACGCTGATGCTAGTAATGCTAGAGAAGTAAAACTTACATTGCCGCAAGCTAAGAACTTAGCATACACACTAGGCATTGTAATGGCACGTCTTGAAGGAGACCTTGAAAGATACGTAAAGGACAACAGTGGTGGCGGCGATATTGAAGTACGTCTCGACGGCGGAAGCAACTGGAAGTAAACTACGTAGATAACTCAAAAAAGAGATAAATATATGCGTATATAATTTAAGGAGTATACGCATATGAGCAGGCCTAAACCCACTGTATTACTAGAATACATAGATAAAAAAACTTATAGAGCAGAACAAGTATTAGATGCTACTGCTATTTGGGCTGTATTTTATAATGGCAAACCATTTAATTTAAAAAGCAGTAACTCTATTACAAATTATCCTGGACCAAAATATAAGAAAGTTTCTTTTTCAAATCCTGGTCACGCACACAATCTAGCAAAAAAATTAAACGAAATGTTCAATACTGATGAGTTTAAAGTATATATGATGTCTAGTGGTGAAGTAGTAACTGAAGAATGAACTGGAAAGAAACATATACAAAAATCTTTCTTAATCAATTAGGTAAAACTTCAAATGATATTACAGTAAAAGAATATTTGCCCTTGTGGTGGAAGAACACTAGAGACAAGGGAGGACTTAGATTAACCGATACTGGATTTGACATCTTAACCGAAATTGAGTTAGCTTCGTACGAAGTACCGTATCCTAAAGATATGCCAATAACTACTCAAGTTATTATCTTTTTAGACAAATTTATCGACTGTCCTTACTACATTACCAACAGAGCAATACACGTAACAAGCGAAAAGAAAGCAATGGAATTACACTTGTTTAGCGGAGATTTGCGCAAATATGGACTAGCAAAAGCATTAAAAAGACAAAATAATTAAAAAAACACTTGACATTCAACTCATTTGAGCATATACTATATACATAGTAAGAAATTACTTAGCACTGATTATGACAATTGAGGAATACGAAATGGAAAATGTAGCACTACGCACAGTAAGCCCTAACAAGGCAAAAACATCAATTAAACACGCAATGAAAAAGAAGCGTCCAATCTTTCTTTGGGGACCTCCAGGTATTGGTAAATCTGAAGTAGTTGAACAAATTACTAATAGTTTGCCTAACTCACACTTAATTGATATTCGATTATCACTTTGGGAACCTACAGATATTAAAGGTATTCCATATTTTGACAGCAACTCCGGTACTATGGTATGGGGTGCTCCAGGTGAACTTCCTTCAGAAGAGTTTGCAAAACAATTTGATCATATTGTACTGTTCTTAGATGAAATGAATTCGGCAGCACCGGCAGTACAAGCGGCAGCATATCAATTAATTCTTAATCGTAAAGTTGGAACATATAAACTGCCAGACAATGTATCAATTGTTGCCGCAGGTAACCGTGACGCAGATAAAGGCGTTACATACAGAATGCCGGCACCATTAGCTAATCGGTTTATTCACTTAGAATTAGCAGTTAGTTTCAATGACTGGTTTGACTGGGCTGTAGAAAACAAAATACACAATGATGTAGTAGGATTTTTACAGTTTAGTAAGAAAGATTTATACGACTTTGATCCAAAGTCACCAAGCCGTTCATTTGCAACGCCTCGAACTTGGTCGTTTGTAAGTGAATTAATTGAAGATGATCTTGACAATGAGACTACAACTGATCTTGTATCAGGAGCAGTCGGTGAAGGTCTTGCTGTAAAGTTTATGGCACACCGTAAAGTAGCGGCATCAATGCCTAACCCAAGTGACATTTTGTCAGGTAAGGTTAAAGAGTTGAAACAGACAGAAATCAGTGCAATGTATTCCTTGACTATTTCACTCTGCTACGAACTAAAAGAAGCGTCAGATGCAAACGATAAGAAGTTTGATGCAAAAGTTAATAACTTTTTGCGCTTCGCAATGGATAACTTTGAAACTGAGTTAGTTGTTATGGGTGTTAAAGTAGCACTCACTCAGTATGCATTGCCCATTGATCCAGACGAAGTAGAATGCTTTGATGAATTCCACGAACGTTTTGGCAAGTACATTAAGGCTGCACAACAGTCTTAATGGGTGTGTTGGGTTTGGGCGATCCCGTAAAAAATCGCCCATTTTTCTTGACATTATTAGTAAATAGTAGTATAATATATGTATAGAATAACAAAGTGAGAGGCAAATTATGTTAGACTTTACACCAGAATATGTTGCAATGGCAGCTAAAGATACTGCAAGTAAACTAAAAAATTGGCAACCTGATCCTAATATCACTCCCGAACAACTAGAAGAAATGCGTGTAGAAGTATATGACCGTATTATTGTTGCTCGAGTAGGTTTGCTGTTGCGTCACCCATTTTTTGGCAATATGGCTACACGTTTACGTATTTTAGCCGCAGATGATTGGTTACCTACTGCCGCTGTAGACGGGCGCAACCTTTATTACAATACTCAATTCTTTAACGCAATGACTAACAAAGAAATTGAGTTCGTTGTTGCACACGAAATTTTGCACTGTGTATTTGATCACTTAGAACGTAGAGAAGATCGTAATCCTATGATCTATAATATTGCGGCAGATTACAAAGTAAACAATTTGCTTGTAAGAGATCGTATTGGTGTTACTCCAAGTATTGTCGACTGTTACCAAGACTTTAAATACGAAGAATGGACTTCGGAAGAAATTTATGACGAACTGTTCGAACAAGCAAAACAAAATGGTGAAGAATTTCTACAACAACTAGGCGAAATGTTAGATGAACATTTGGACGGACAAGGTGATGAAGACGGAACCGGTGACGCCGGTGAAGGCAAAGATGCAAACGGAAATGGCGTTAGTAAAAAGAAACCTACGTATTCTAAAGAACAAATAAAACAAATTAAGGACGAGATCAAAGAAGGTATGATGCAGGCAGCACAGGCAGCTGGTGCAGGCAATACCCCAGGCGAAATACAACGTATGATTAAAGAGCTCACAGAGCCTAAAATGAACTGGCGTGAGATCTTACAACAACAAATACAATCTACCATACGTAATGATTTTACATTTCAACGTCCTAACCGCAAAAGTTGGCATACTGGTGCTATACTTCCAGGTATGGACTTTGACGAAACTATTGACATATGTGTTGCTGTTGATATGTCAGGTTCAATTGGTAATGTACAAGCACAAGACTTTTTAAGTGAAATACAAGGTATTATGGATCAATACAAAGATTATAATATTAAAGTATGGTGTTTTGACACTAAGGTTTATAACGAACAAGACTTTAGTGCAAACGGTGGTGAAGATCTTAGAGATTATCAAGTAGTTGGTGGTGGTGGAACTGATTTTGATGCCAACTGGATTTATATGAAAGACCAAGATATACAACCTAAGAAATTTATTATGTTTACAGACGGATATCCTTGGGATAGTTGGGGTGATGAATCATACTGTGATACTGTATTTTTAATTCATTCACACCACGATAAAAATACACAAGCACCGTTTGGAACTACTGTACATTACGAGGATGCAATTGGCGCTTAAACTAAAAGAACCTAATGCATTAAACTTCTTTAATATTAGAAGGAGTAAGGTATGTGTTCCTCATTATGAACATATAACCATTCCTTACACCTATAACATTGAAGAATCGTTAAATAAGTGGGTAAAACATAATTTAAAAGGCAGATATTTTGTGGTAAAAACACTTAATATCAACAGTACTAATAGTCAAATTGAAAATGCTATTAGGATAGGTTTTGAAGAAGGAAAAGAATTAGCATATTTTATGCTTGCTTGTCCACTTTTAAAATACAAATAATTAACTACGCATATATACTTTACAAGGAGAAAAAATATGGCTGAAGAAAACAAACCTGATACAGTAGCGCCAGAAGTAGCACCGGCTCAAGAAGCGGCTGCGGCAGCTGAACTTACTGTTCAAGATCTTACTGCTATCAAGCAGATCATCGATGTTGCTAGTTCTCGCGGAGCATTTCGTGCAAACGAAATGTCTGTAGTAGGACAAACATACAATAAACTAGAATCATTCTTAGGTGCAGTACAAGCACAACAAGAACCTAAGGAAGAACCTAAAGGGGAATAACTATGGCATTAAAACACATAGGAAAAGACGCTAAGACCAATCGAAAGGTTGTAGTAGCATATAGAATAGTTCCAGGTGAGCCTGAACACTGTCTTATTATAAAAAGCGAAAGCCTTGATGCAGCATCACACGATGCATTAATGGCAGCTGTTGAATCAAATGCTGGTCAGAATGCATACGAATTTGCCGAAGCAATGTTTAGAAATACATTACCGGACGGATTAAATATGTTGCAAGGAATGCAAAAGTACGGTAAAATGGTTAAAGTTCCAACAAATAGTATTATAATGACACCTGATACAAAAACGTCAATTAATCTTGCTGAACTTAACAAAGTTATTGCTGAACAAAAAGGTGTTACAATTGCAGAACTTGCTCTTAAAGATGCTAGTGGTAACACTGTACAACCTGTAGACTCAGGTCCTGCAGTAGATCCCGTGGCAGCTTACAGTTCGGAAGCTATTACGTCAACAGAAGGTGTTCTAACTGATGAAGACCTAGCGGCACAATATCGTTCACAAGCTGATGCTTTATTTAAAGAAGCAAAGGCACTAAGAGAACAAGCAGAAGAATTAGTCCCTACAAAGAAGAAGACTAAATCTAGTGCAAAAGAAACGGCCTAACAAACTCCCAAACTCGGTTATCAGTCAATGGCCGGAGGTACTCAATGACGTCGACATAGATGTTGTACCACTTGAGTACCTCCGTTCTATCCGTGTTGAGTTTACTGACGGTAAACTATGGGAAATTGATATTGACACTAAAAAGAATCCTGCAAAAGAATTAGAAAAATCTCTTGAAGATTTATTCGAACAATACAAAGATCATATAAAAAACATTGACTTTAGGTTAGACACACATAAAGTCAAGCAAGATATTACCAATCGAACAAAAAAGTTCCTAAAGCTAAGAAGATAGCAAACAGTTCAATCGGATAAATACTAATAACAAATAAATATGTTATCAGGAGTTAACTAGAATGGCATTACAAATCAGACGTGGTACAGATGCTGAACGTACAGCAGGTGGCGGTGTAATATTCGCAGAAGGCGAACTAATATACGTTACAACGACCGATGCACTATATGTGGGAGACGGTTCTACAGCAGGCGGCGTGAAACTAACAGACAATGCAGGAGCAGTGCTTGGTAGTTACATCACCGCAGACACAATAAATTCAAAATTAGATCTACAACAAAATTTAGACTTAAACGGCAACAACGTTATTGGCACAGGTGATATTAATATTACCGGAAACATTAATGCAACCGGAAACATTGTTGCAGGTGGTAATATTGAGATTGGTGATGCAGGCACTGATACACTTACAATTAGTGCAAAAGTCGACAGTGGAATAACTCCTGAAACTGACACTGCTTACGACTTAGGTACTGCTTCTTTAAGATGGCGTAACCTTTATGCAAACGGTGCTACAATAGATGGACAGGTAGATGCTGTTGCTATTAATGCAGACGTAGTTGCTGATGACTCATCTGTGATGGTAAATGTTAGTAATAATATATTTACAGGAGCATTTTCAGGTAACGTAACAGGTAATGTTTTAGGTGATCTAACTGGCGATAGTGCAGGTACACATACAGGCGATACCGCAGGTACACACACTGGTGCAGTAGTTGGCAATGTTACAGGTGACACCGCAGGTACACACACTGGTGCAGTAGTTGGCAATGTTACAGGTGATATAGTTGGTAATGTAACTGGGCAAGTTAAAGGTTCAGGTGGCAGTGCAGTACTAGCACCAAACCAAGGCCCGGCAGATGCAGTTATTAGTGTATTTGATATAAACGCAACAGGTACAATTACAGGCGGGTTAACTGGTGATGTTTTAGGTAACTTAACAGGTAATGCAGCAGGTGATCATACTGGTACGTTTGCAGGTG